CCAACGTTCTTCATCTTGTTGGCGATAGTCATCAGCACGGTTATACTTTTCCATAATAAATGGAATTATGTTAGAGGTTTGTACATCTTCTACGCCTGAGTCATCACTGTCAGCCAAGACGATTGCATCATCCTCAATAAAACCTTCGTTTTCTTCTGCCATTTATTTTTCCTTAATAACCAAATGTAGCATCTGCTACCCTCATACCACCTGAATAACTGCCTTGTGTATCAAAATCAAATATACTAAAACGTGGTCTTGACATTATACCATATCGCAAAGCATCGTACAAGTGGTCTTCTGAGGTAGTATCAATGTCTTCTGGATTCTTTTTATCTATTGGTAGTGCAGGTAACTGTGCTATAAGATTAGTACAATTATCAAAAAACACTAACCTTGGTTCTTCTGTATACTCATCTACCTGTAACCGTCTGTGTATTTCATTTTTACCAGATACACGTGAACCTTTTGATCTATCGGATGGTCGCCAACGACAACCCCTTTGTATCATCTGTTCAGCAAGACTAGGGCCAGTATCACCACGTTTATGCCACAAAGACGAGTCTAAAACTCCGTACTTAATAGTTCCGTCTTCTGCCTCTAAGTCCAAGATCATATCTGCTAAATCAGTAGCAAGAACTTTACTTACATATAATTCTCTGTAAACTATTAACTGTTCACTAGGAGATATGGCAAACCAAACTACACCAGACTTACTTCCGTACCCATAGTCACATGCTCTAAACTTTATCCAGTTACTAGGTATGTGAAACGGTTCAACTACGTGTATGTTTCTGTCAAACTCTGTGAAGGCTGCACCTTCTTTAATATCCCAATCACCTTCAAGTAACTGCCTACGTTGTTGCTCTGGCAGTGACAGAAGCATTGCTTCGTAGTCACCTTGTTCTGCTAGGTAAGGATTATCGGAAAGACGGGCAGGTATAAACCTACGTTTGAATAAAGGCTTACCAGCTTTGGCATGTCCAGCAGGATAACGTAATACTTCACTTGTTTCAATATCTGTTGCATCAAATGCTTTACCATGTGGAGCAGGGTCAATAAACATTTTCTTAACCCAATGATGACCTCTACCTCCGGGGTTAGTAGTAGCCCTCATGTACACGGGAAGATCGGTTGCAGTAGACCTCAAACGTGACCTCATATAGTTCCATGCGAATGGGGTAGGCCACTGAGTAAGTTCGTCAAAACCAATCCAGCTAAATGCAAGACCTTGGTATCTTAGTACGTCATCTTCTCTATCTAGGTAGGACATCCACAGTCTAGCACCAGAGGGTGCAGTCCACTGCATCTTACGTTCTGACCACTTAATACCTTTCCAAATCTTAGGGTACATTTCCTGTGATTTGAAAATCAGTTCTCTTAACTCTTCTGTAGTATGCCGTAGGAGCAATCCTGAGAAGTCTGGATGCCCCATAAAACGTAAAGGGTCTGCCAGCATCGCATATGATTTACCCCCACCTGCAGAGCCACCATATAGCACCTCACGTTCACCTGCAGCTAGAAAGTCTGTCTGTGGTCCAGCATTTGGTTTAAAGATAACATTGTGCTGTTCTTCTACAGGTGTTAGCTTTTCAACTACTACTGCAGGTTTAGGCTGCGTTGCTTTCTTTTTCTTCGTTGTCTTGGGCTTTTGCACCGAGCCTTGTACGTTCGATTTCTTCCGCCTTGGCGATTGCCTTTTTCGCATAGTCTGCCCATCTGCGTAGGCTTCCAGCTTTGTTTTTTCTTCTTCGTTCATTATCCAACCGTTTCTTTAATCCAACATGTGATATGTCTCTGCCTGTATTTCGTGTGAGCCAGTTAGCTACTTCACGATAAGAATACTGTTTCAAGTATTTCTTTGCTTGCATAAGCATATCAAGTTCGTGATCAATTGGCAAGAGTATTCCGTTATCATTTGGGTCTAATTCGTATCCAAAGGGAACAGTTCTTGCAACACGTGGAATGGGTATCCATTCATTGTCTTCTTGCAGGTCTGTTGGTTGGGGTAGTTTCCACGTACCTAGTGGTTTAGTCATCATCATCCTGTGATTGTTTTGGTGGCATAAGCATTACACCACCTGTTGCTTCTACTTGCATCTTCTCTGTTTTTACTAGACCAGTACGATCTAATAGTTCTTTGGCTGCTGCCATCTTATCACGAATACCTAGTTCAGTAGGGTCATACAAAGCTCCCACCATTGCCATTGCAGCTTTAGGTACGTTACGTGCGAGATAACTGTGGGTAACATCTAGTATCTCCTCTTTTAAACTGTTTGTAATTTCAGTGTTAGTAGTATTAGGAGAATACCCAGCAAGTTTTTTAGCAGTGGTAATATCACCACCTGCTTCATCCATAAGCACAGCTAAAAACTTTTGTTGACGTTCTGTTAATTCTCTAGCCATTTATTTTTTCTTTCTGTTATCTGTCGTGGAAATTACACAACCACCCTTACGAAAGTCTTTTGCGCCAAAACGTTTCTCACGATCTTTATCATATTCTGTTTTAAGGCGTTCAAGCATTCGTTGGATTAACGTAAGTTTTGGCATAGGATTGTCAGCAGACAGTGCTTCAGATATGGCATTTTCAATTGCTACATCACGTGTGTTAGTAGAATTGTCCTGTGTCATTTTACGTAACTGTGCAGCTTTCTTCATGGCATCTGCACGTGGGTGTCTTCCTTTTGCCATATTACATCATTTCAAAATGTGGGGCATCAATAAATGGTCTACGTCCTTGTGATCTACGTAGGTCTACATAGGCATTCATCGCATCTTCAGATGTACCTTGATACATACGAATGTCTCCCTCAGACCAAGCTGCTCCCCATTTAATTGCTACACTATTACGTCTAGCTGCTTCAGCCATAGCATCACAGATGTCATCATACACATTTAGTTCCCACGAAATGTCTGAACCAAAATATGCAACTAAGTCTACAGCACGACCATCTAAGTGTTTACTTTTCATAGTCTGTGATCTGCCAGACTCGTACAACTTCTTCTGTTCTTCCAAAGTACGTAGGCCATAGGTAACACCAAAGTCTACCTTGGTCAATGTAATAGCATCCATAACAACTGCTACTAGGTCTTTCTCTACACCTTCAAGTTTACGAATACTTCTTGCACTTAATTTAAAAGCCATCTTATTTCTTTCCAAAAAACTTGGTAGCTGAACGTACACCAAAACTTGCGGCTACGATTACTCCAAGTGTATACTGATACCAATCGGGCATTGTTTCCAACGCCACAAATCCGTTAGCTACAATCTCTCTACCCCAATCTCCGACGAAAACTAAGATTAATGGGATCGAAAATAAAATAGTTAGCCACTCGTCCTTCCAAGAAGACTGAGAACCTTGTGCCATAATCTTTTCCCAATCAGCTTCACTTGTAGCACGACTGAGCATAATCTGTGCTTCAGCTTCAGCTTTGGCAACCTTTGCTTTAGTTTCTGCAGCTTTTGTTTCAACTTTTCCATTGAGCCAAGTTCCTACTAAACTAGTTATTGGTCCTACTAATGCCTGTATCATTTGCCTTACTCCTTAAAAAGAAAGTTTAGCACCGACAGTCACATCACCAAATTCAAAGTCTGCATCTGAAGATACTTTACCATAAGCTGTAATACCTACATTAGAAATACTATATTCAGCTTTAAGGTCTACGCCGTTAAAGATTTGATCTTGGTCTAGTCCCATAAGATCAATAGTTGTAGCTACACTCATATCAAGACCATACATTGCCCAACCCAAAGATGGAGTAAAGTCTGCCGCCCATGTCTCTACACCAGTTGTGTAGTTGACATCTGTTTCTGTTGTTAAACTAAATCCACCAATAAGATCGGCAGATGTAGCTGTTGTTGCAGCTAGTGTTAGTGCTGCTGCTAGTGTTAAAGTTTTCATTATTTAGTACCTCTATCTGTTTTTGCTTCTTTATTCATCCAGATTCCAAAACAACCTGTTAATGCACCCATACATACTGATACAAGTCCAGCTTGTCCAGTAGTAGGATCAGGCAAAGACATATACCAATGTACAGATTGATATGTAAGAATTGTAACGACAAGCATCATTAATCGTGGGAATATTTTATAATCATCAATTACTGTATGTGCCATATGTTTTCCTTATGCTACTATAAAGTCTACCAGCTTACCTGCTGGATGTTTGTTTTGATTATGGGGATGATATGCATAGATACTTTCATATCTATACTCATCTGCTTTTTTATCTACAGCCTTACGTGTAACTTCAACTGTGTCACTCTTACCAGATTCAAACACAATGTTTACATGTGTGTCAAAAGGCATGGCAGGTAAAGGGAAGTGGGATATAAGTGTCATATTACCACTCCACCTCTGGCGGCTCTAAATNNGTTTGGTTTTCTTTGCAATCTTTTTAGGTTGAGCCACATGCTGCTTACCTGCCTTAGTGCCTCGTCTTTTTGCTCTTGTGGTAGCTGCATACTCACTAGGGCTAAGAGACTTAATAGCCGCAGTAGGTAAATACCGTTCACCAGTTTTAGCACTAGGCTTGCCACTTTTAGTACGCCACTTCTGTTTAGTCCAAGACTTTAAGCTCTTTTGAGACTTAGCAAGGGCCATTACTTGTAGCCCCCACCTTTTGCTTTGTACTGCTTTGCGACCATTTGTGCTTTACGAGCCGACCACTGTCCGGGCTTTCCACCTTTGCTTCCAGCCTTAATGGATGCAACAAGACGTTTGCGCATAGTAGGCTTAGTATAATTTCCTGCCGCATTAACTGTAGACTTTTTTCTGGATTTCGGCACGAGATACTCCTATATCACGTAGCTCTCTATCTGTCATATTCTGCAGTTGCCAGAGGGCTACCTTACGTTCTTGGCCTTTTTGGATTGCTTTTACAAATCGTTTAAACATTTTCTATCTCCTTTATGTTTAGGTAAGTATTCCTTACCCTTGTGGAGATAGTTATATCATACTTAGTTATACCATACTACAGACAATAGTGCAACCCCGTTATGCAGTACAGTTATATGACTTTATATTATTACTTCTTTTTCTTTGCCATGCCGCCACGCATCATTTTTTTCTTGGGCATCATTCCACCACCACGCATCATTTTCTTTTTAGCCATACCGCCGCCACGCATTGGTGTCTTTTTCTTTTTCATTGCTCTAGGTTTCATTGCCATTAGACTGTCTCCTTGCTCTGCGATCTAGTACAAGTGATTTGTATTCATCTTCTGGGTAGACATTGTAGTATCCCAGTTTTTCTAATCCCTGACTAGCATCATCTACTTGGCTTAACGATTGTATAAATATCATTGCATAGTCTTCTTCGATACTAGATTCCCAATCGTGTTCATACAAAAAATCTAGTTCTGCATCTTCTGCACCATACTCAGGATGAAAGCCCATTACGTGCAAATCATCTTTAGAAAAAGTATCGTTTAAAAAATTTACAAAGTCAGTAAAGGCATAGTGAGATGGAAAGGTATAAGAAGATACAACAACTAAGTCATATGTATTGTCAAACTTCCTAGCTTGGCATATGGACTCAATGCCCATACTTTCAGTCTCAATTACTTTTACTTTGTTTTGTTTCCATGCTTTCTTAGCATAAGGGCAAGCAGGTAGGCCACCCAATGTGTCGTTAGGTATTTCTAACACATTGCGTGACCAACTCCGTAAGTCTTCCTCTATGCTCACTTATAAAATATACCGCCCATACGCATATCGGTATGGCCTGTACGTG